AGACTAAATCTTCAGCTACTTCTCTATCCTTTACAATATTGAATGTAGCTGCTAATAGCCATTTGTGAGATTCTCTATACAGAACTTCTAATCGTTTTGTATTTTCTAATCTCTTATTATGCATCTCTTTCTGTTACAAATTGTCTCAAGTCTGCAACACATGTTCCCCATAGACCGGCTGATGATTTACAACTACAAGGTTGATTAGTTCTTTCACCTCTTATACGATTACATTTCTCCCATATAGTACCCATTAGATGCTCGGGAAGAAACGATTTAATTCCTTCTAAGTGTTCCTTTAACTCTTTGAATTCAGCTAAGTTAAGCGGTGCGTAACGACTCTCTGGTACAGGTGGTTGTTGTGGTATTTCTTCTGACATATATTATAATTTTATTCCGTTACACTCTCCATCATATAATGGATTAGTTAATTTGTTTAACCATTCTTTTCTTTGGCAGCATCCACAATCATTTCTATCAAAAAATTTCTTTGCTATCCACAAAGCGATATGTTCACCATATCCGAAAGTTATCACATAGATTAGGGCCTCAACCCAATCTCCAATTTTAATTCGTTTCATATTATTTTAATTTGTATGCTAATTCTGCTGTAATCTCCCATCTTAATCCACAACCTGATGTATTATCTTTTGTGAATAGTTTAGTTGGTAATTCTTCAAAACCATATTTCTCCATTTCTGCTTTCCACATATCAGCTGGTTTAACATTACAATGAACTCTATCTACTTCACCAACATAAGCCCAACTTGCTGCAGATGCATATATAACTGAATCTTTGTGCATATGCTTTTTTATATTATCTATAAATTGTGGGAATGTATCTGATTGTATATGTTCAAAATGTTCAAATGAAGTTATTACATCAAATTTTATTGTATCGTTATTATCATCAACTAATGTATAATCAACATCAGTCCTTAATATGAAATGAAAATCATTATTAATTGTTTCAAGCTTTGTAGTTTCATAATTACCATCTAAACTTACTGCTAAATAATCATCACCAAATTCTCTAACTCTTTTAGATAGAAATGCTGCTCCACTACCAATATCCAAAAACTTTCTAGCGTTTGGATATAATCGTTTTAAATCATCAGCGAATGCGTACATATCATGCTCAATTGCTTCTGCTAAATTTATACCATCTGCATGTTGGTAGCCAGGGAATTCCATATCTTCAATTCCTTTATTTTCTTTATTTAATTGTAATACCTTCATTTCTATTTGGTTTAGTTATTGTATGATAGTGAGTAATATTTTGTTGTCTAGTCATATACTCTAAGTTTGATGGATGATTATTATGTTTGTCACCATCTTTGTGATTAACTTCTAAACCTTTTGGTATTTTACCTAAGAATGTCTGAGCTATCAAACGATGACCTCTTCTCCATAATCTTTGTTTTGTTTTACCTTTACCTATGAATAACCCATAGTATAAATAGCCTGATGGATGTGTGCGTGGTCTTAGTATTCTTAAGTCACCTTTAGGATTGTATCTAGGAGATATCTTTGTTGTGTAGATTAATCCATCACTACCAGCATAGTAATCAGGAAATCCTTTTAAATCTTTAATTTCAATCTTTGCCATTGTGTATTCTTTTGTATGTATAAATATTAGTAGTTTAGAAAAGTAAGCATAAAAAAGAGAGACTGGAAATGACACCAGCCTCTCAAAATATAGGGTAAGCTAGGGAAATAAAATACAAAATGGCAATTCAATAAAATAAAGAACCCTAGCTTATTATAAGTATTCAAACGTAACATATTGTCCCTAATCTTTTTTATCTTCTTCTTTTCTGATAAAGTTTTTTAATTCTTCTGCTGGTATTTCAAAATCAATATCACCAACATTCTCTGCATACTTTGATGCTAATTTAGCCCAATCTAAATTCTCAAATACAAATGCCATTTCTTCTTTTGTCACTTCATTTGATTTCTTGCTTAGGATTTCATTTAAGTCCATATTATTTATTTTTTAATTCGTTTAGTTTCTTACGAGTGATTTCAATCTCTCTATTTAATTCATCTAGCTTATATGTGGTAGCAAATTTAGTTTCCAAATACTCTGTATCTAATACATCCACAAACATTCTTCTCATTTCTTTCTCTAATGCTAATTTAGATTGTGCTTGATGAAATGCTTCTTCATGAGCTTTATTATGGAAAGTAACTTTAGGTTTTACATACTCCTGTAATTCTTTAATCAAATCAGTAGCATCTTCTTTATCTAACTGAAAGGATAGGGATAGTACAACTCCCTCATTTGTTTTTCTAACTTCTAACATATTATTTTATTGTTTTGTAAAGATACGAAATTTATTCCAAACTACCAAAGATTTTATCAAATTCTTCTTCAGTCATTATAGGTTTAAATTCTCTTTTTTTAGGCTGAAGTACTTTAATACTTTCACTAACAGGTGCTTCTGCTTCTATTGGTTCACTAAATAAACTCCAATACTTTTTAGTTAATTCTTCATCACTTTTCATAACTTATTATTTTAATCATTAAATACTTTATCAAATTCTTCTTCTGAATACTTTGGTTTAAAATCATTACCAGTAGCACTAGACTGATTTACAGTAGCAATTTTATTTAAAACTGTATTCGCATCTGTATTTACATTTACAGTTGCATTTTCATTCTCGATAAGGTTATTTGTAGGTTTACCATTAGGATAACCATTAGGTTTATCATTAGGTTTTATACTAACTTTAGGAGGTCTTCCACCTTTATTACCATTTGCTTTCCTGCTATCTGTAAAAGTTTTTCTTTTAATACTTTCTTCTAACATTCTTTTATTATAAAGAAATCCATCATTAGCTTTATCAAACTTTTCAGCAACTTCTATATCTTCTTCATTTAGAATTGCTTTTAAATCTTTCTCAGTAAGTTTACCTTTTTGGTGTTGAATACAAAGTAGTAGTATATACTTTCCTCTTTGCTCGTGTGTCATTGTAATAGTACCGCTGATAAAATCAGATGTATATAATAATACTGCTGGGTCTTTTGCCATTTTGTTTATTTTATTTCCTACTAATAAATACAATCTCAAAAAAGATTAACGCTGTTTTAGTAGTTTTATTTTCTAAAGATACGAAATTATTTTGATATTACAAAACTTTCTTATTGATTATCTTATAGAAACGGATAACCCCATTGGCCTGTAACCTATCCATTTCAGGTTTAACATGCAATACTGAACCTACATACATAGCATCCTTATCACTCCATGCCCATATATTATCTATTGTAATTGGTTTAGTACCTTTATCAGTTTCAATAAGGAATTGAACCTTATACTTTGTACCAGTTTCCTTTCTTAAGATAAACTTTTCTTCGTCTACTCTATCCCCTAATTCTTTTGGTAGAGCTCTTAGTAGCGCTTCTAATCTGCGTTCTAATGATAATATTCTATCTTCCATAACTTATTTGTTTATGTAAAGATACGAAAAAAATACTGAACTACCAAAGAATTTACCCTTTAATTTGCTGTTTTTAGCTAACCTGTTGATAATCAATAAGTTACTATTATTTGGTTAATCCAACGTTTTTCATCCATTCGAGTGTTTGTTTGTTTCGTTCGATAAGTTCATCGTATCCTTTTTGGATGGATGCGTACAGGTCTTTCAATTCGGTATCTGTCATTGTTTTAGGGGTTTTTAGTAGTTCTCTCATATAACAAACATACTAAAAATATTTGAATAAAACAAGCTTTTATAGAAAATTTATTCACATTTAAGCAAAAAAAAGCCCCATTTTGAGGGGCTTTATACGTTTGTTATGTTCGCTGGCAGGCGCCTTATTAACTATCGTATTTTAATCCTTTATAGGTACACAATTAGGGACTTCTCTACCATCTAAGGTCTTAGTTCCGATTTGTTCGTATCCATCCCAACAAGGACCATCTTCTCCTTCAGGTGCTAAATTTATTCCTTTAAATTTTGCATCAAAGTTTAATTTAGCTGCTACTCTCTTTTGTGGGTCTGATAGTTTTTGTTTACTCATCTCACCTCTTTGATAAGTAGAAATGCATATAGCTACTGCTTGGTCTTGTGGGTATTCACCACTAATCTCACTCATACAACGCCCCACATAATCATTTTGGGTTTCTGCTGCAGTTGGTTTAGGTATTGGCATATTATTTGGTTTTATCAGTTATTTTTAGTATCTTTGTAGTAATATAACAATCATTAAACAATTTGTTATAATATAAACAAAAGTTATAATGCCACGTAAGAAAAATCCTAATAGTGTTTCTAACTACTTTAACGAATCAGTTGAAGAAGCAATACAATTATACAATGAAGTAGAAACTCAAGAAGAAAGAAATAAATTATTTCGTATAATCTATCCAGCTATCTATAAGATTGCAGAAGTAATGTATAATAAAGTTAAACCAACCTATATGGATGGTGAGATATTAGATATTATGATGGATTGTACTTCGTATCTTACTGAAAGATTGTATAGGATTAAAGAAGGTAAAGGTAAAGCATTCTCTTATATGACAGTATGTGCCCGTAACTATTATATCTTTCACAATACTAAAGCATATACAGGTACAAAGAAAACTATTAAGTTAGATTATTTAAATGAAAATTGGGATATAGCTGATGATGATTCAACTAGAGTAGAGGAAATGGAAACTTCAACTAAACTATTACATGCATTTGTAGATTATATGGATGAGCATAGGGATAAGTTTGTTAATACTAAAAAAGGAAATATTGTAGTAGCTGCTGTTATTGATTTCCTACGTGATGTAGATTCTATTGAGGATTTCAATCGTAGAAATATAATGAATGATTTAACTGAAATAAATGGATACAAAGTAGATAGACATTATATCACAAAAGTATTCAATAGATTACAAATGCACTTTGGGGTATTTAGTAAGGAATGGTTAAAAACAGGTAAACCAATTCCGTTTTGGGATAAAGCTGAATTAACTCCAGAAGAAGTAAAATTTTGTGTAGAAAATTACACACCAAATAAAGGTGGACTTAGTATCGTTGGATTATCTAAAAAGTTTAATGTAGAAGAATATACAATAAGAAAAGAATTATTCAAAGCAGGTCTTGCTGCTTCCTTTTAAACTATATCGTATTTAACACCATCTTGCTCAAATGCAGTAATAAGGTCATAAACAAAAGTTCTATAAGCTCCTTTGTTCATATCATAGAATATCATATATCCTAAAGCATTATAATTGTATGGTACGCCAGGTGAACGTGATGGACCAGCAAATGAGAATAACTCTCTACCTTCGTATGCATCACCTTCAATAGTTCTTCCCCAAATCTTAAATGGTCTATTCCAATTTAATGTTTTGGTTCTTAAAGCTCTGCGTGACATTACTCTTTTCTCAGCGAATTTTAAATACTTCTTATATACTGAATTTATATTCATTATTGTGCTTTTGGATGTCCTTTAGGTAATAAATCGTAATCAGTTGTGTACTTTGGATTTTCTGGTCTACCATTCTTTAGTAAATATAAATAAGCGTTTACTCTAGCGTATGCCCATTGTTCTGCTGATTGTACTCTTGGTGAATGTGATGTATTGAATGCACCTAATCCTCTTTGGAATACTGATTTTAATTGTCCTAATGTAGCGTTACCATTCTTAGTATTAGATTCTTTCTTATTAAAATCATCAACCTTACCTTGTAATGTTTTCTCTTGCTCAGCAGTTACTTTAGCAGATTTGCCTGATGCATCTCCTTTAGCAGTACCTTCACCTTTTGGGTTAGGATTCTTTGTATCTGATTTAGGTGCTTTAGGTGATTCTTTAATTCCACCTCTAGGTCCTACTTCAGCCATTGTAATAGGTCCACCTACTACCCATGCATCACAAGTTCTACTTGCTGCACATTTAAAATCATAAGCCTCACAATATCCAATCTCACCAGCTTCAATTGCTTCGTAAGGGTCTACTTCTTGCCCTAATCCTTCTGCGATACATTTAAGTATTTCTGGAGTTCTGTAAAAGAATGCACAGTTACCACAAAGGGCTTTTTTTGCTTCTTCTTTACTTCCATTGAATTGGTCTGCTTTTGCTTGCCAATATTCTTCGTTTGGTTCGTTTGGGTTAAGTGGCCCGTAATTTGCTTCATCTATACACTTTTGTCTATTCTCTATGTTTAACTTAATATCGTAAGTTGCTGGAGGACAACCTTCTAATGCTAACAAAGCAGGTGCTACACTTCCACTAGCTGCTTCGCCAGGATAAGTTGAATTTACTGATGGTTGTTCACCTTCCTCTAATATACCTAATTCTTTTAATTTATTTCTACTATATGCGAGTCCTGCTTTACCACCCCATAATAGGAATGATATAGTACCACAAGCATTCATATCCGTTTCATCGTAATATGTTTCTGCTCTACTAAGGTATGAGTACATTCTCTTTAATGTCTCAACTGATATCGCTTCTCCATTTGCTAATTGTTGTGCTCTCACTTTACCTACCTGAGTTGCACATTTGTTATTATTCTTTTCGTTTAATTCAATACCTCTTTTGGCATTGTTACGAATACCTTCACCATAATCAGAATAAGATTCAAACATTGCTCTAATCTTACTTAGTACTATTGCCGCTTCCTGTTCGCTTAAATCGCTTATCTCTTTAGTTAGGTATATTTCCTCCACTAATGCAGCAGATACCAAATTATGCCCAAATAAACCCTCAATAGAGAATCCTTTTACTTCACCAGTCTTTACATAATCATTCCAAATCTCATCATTATCAATCTTAAACGTTCCCATCCAAGTACCAACCGGAACATTAAGATTATACAAAGCTGATTTATCTTTGGTAACGCTTTCTTTAATCCAACTTTCAACAAGCGTAACACCATTAAGTTTTTTATCATGTTCCAATGTTGATTTATCTGTGTACTTCTTTTTTAAGTACATTTCTGATAACTTCTTAATTGTTTCAGGTTTGAAGAATACATGGTAAGGTTTTCCTTCTCCATCTACTCTTAATATTTGCTTATCAGGGATTAAAATAGGTCCCATTACTAAACGTTTCTCATCACTTAATGCAGCAAATTGTACCTTTTCTTTATCAAAGAATACAAAGTTTGATTCAATAGCTGGTTCTTCTACCAATGATATGGCAAAAACTTCATCTATATTCTCATCTTCTATTACTAATTCGTATATCATATTACTATTTTAACAATTAATTATCCGTTTGTACCACCACTAAAAGTTGCTGCTCTAGTTGTTCTTCTATCTAAAGCCTGTTGAGAAGTTACATCACCACTTACCACATACGCCTTAATAGGTCTTTCAGATGATTTAGCTATCGTTCCAGCTATCTGAGCGCCAGGTGATGCCTGACCTGTTGTACCTGTTACTTGCGGTAAAGCTGTTCTTTCAATTTGTGGAACTGCTGGTGCTGAACCTGCGCCTGATTTACCAGGTATTGCTCCACCACTACTTGCTGCTCCACCACCACTACCAGCTGAATTGATTTGTTGAATTGCTTTCACACCAGCTGCAATAGATGATGCGATACTTAATGCTGCACTAATAGAGTTGATAGCCACCCAAGGTGCTCCAAATGTTAATGGAGATGCTGCTACTGCTTTAGCGTTAGCAATACCTGTATTAACTAATATCTTACCAATTGCTGCAGCTTGTTCTACAACTACTCCAGCGATTGCTACCTTTTTATTCTCACCAGCCAATGTTTTTAATAATCCACCAAATTGTGAAGCTAAATCTAATTGTGCATTTTGTAAAGCAACTCTAGCTTCCATCTCAGCCATATCAATTGCTGCTCTTTCATCTGCACCTTGCTGTCTAATAGCAGTTCTTTGATTTTCAGTTAAACCTTCTTGTGCTAACAATTCGGCTTCCTTCATTCCAATTAACTCTCTCTTTCTATCAAAGGTTGTACCTATTCTTTCTAACTCCGTATCAATACCTAATATAGCATCTTCAGTAGCTAATTGTTCAATTGCTTTTCTTTCATTGATTGCATCTAATTGTATCTTAGTTTTCTGAGCTTCATTAAGTTCAGTATTAGAAAGTGCTAACTTCTCTTTTGCATCAATTACGGCGATTAATTCATCGTATCTTGTAGTTTGTAATGCTAATCTGTCAGTTGCGGCTTGTTCTTGAATTGCTTTCTTTTGTTCTTCACTTAAACCAACTGCAGATAACAATAACTTTTCTCTATCATTTACAATAGCAATTTCTTGATTGTATCTATTTTCAACAATTTGAGTTTGATTCTCATTATTTAATACAGCTTCTTCAAATGCTAATTTAGCTGCTTCTCTCTCTTTAGTTTTCTTTTCTTCCGCTTTCTTAGCTTCTTCTTCATCGTACTTTGTATTGATTGCCAACACATCTAAACGATAAGCTTCCTTAACAGCAGTTAAATCTTTAATACCAGCCTTTTCTAATGCTTTTATATCTTCGTTTAACTTCTGTCCTCTTTTGAATATCTCTTTATCTCTAGCATCTAATGTAGCAAGGTATGCTTCAGTTTCTACTTTACTTGCAGCTTCTAAATCTTTAGCTCTTTGTTCTGCAGCTTTCTTTTCATCCTCACCTCTTTTCTTAGCTGCTTCATCTCTTTTCTTCTTAGCTTCTTCAGCTGCTTTCTTTTCAGCTTCAGTTAATCTCTTAGAGCCGGCTGTGAATGCTTTAGAACCTTGCTCCATTCCATCCTTAATACCATTTGCAATGCCTGTACCAATACCCTTCACAGTGTTCTTTACATTGTCAACAGTTGCTTTAAATCCGTTTTTGATACCTTCACCTACCTGCGATACACCTTCCTTAATTAAGTCTAAATCAAAGGTAAATACACCTTTTAGGACTTTACCAGCACCACCGGCAACTTCTGTTAATACTTTGAAAGCATTTACAAAATTGTTTATAATAAATCCTACTAAACTCTTTCCTACATTAAATAGGGTTTGGAATGTAGCTGATAATACACCAGCTGCAGTTGATAAAGCATTCATAGCTTTATCAGATGATAATAATCCTATAACTAAATCTGCAAATAACATAGCAATCGGTTCTATGATAGCAAACAATCCGTTCATTATCTTAGTGAATGCTTCTGTAATTTTATTTAACTTAGCTTGTCCTTCTTCGGTTCTACTTAGTGATTCTTTAATTGCTAAAAAAGCTGATACCAATAAACCAACTACACCTAATGCTACTTTAAAGCCTGTACTTAATCGATTTAATCCTTCATTGAATCCTTTTACAGCTCCACCCACTTGCCCTAATGGACCAGGCAAAGATGCTAATTGGTCATCAAATTGTCCTGCTTGGAAATTAACTCTATCTTGCGCATCATTTAATTCATCCAACTTACCTCTTAAGTTTTCAAATTCGGCAGTACCAGTCTTACCTTCATCAGATAGTTTCTGTAAAGCAACAGTAGTTTCTCTAATTTGTGCTCTTAGAGATTTAAATTTACCATCCGTTTCACCGGCCTTATCACCTAAATCACCAACCTCATCGGCACCAGTAACTTTTGTTTCAATAACGGCTGTGTAGGTTGTTGTATTATCTGCCATACCAAATGCGTTTTATTTGTTGTTTTGCTTCCTTAAAACTATAAGGAATCTTATATTTTCCTTTAGCTATGTCAACTTCTCTAGATACACCATAGAATTCTTTCATTGCTAATAAATCTATTATACTTTTAATCATATTACTATAACATTTAAGAATTTACATTTAACGAACCTTCCAATATTGGACCTAACAATTGTATAGCACATTCACCAGTAGATAGGTTATAATCATTGATTGCTCTTAAATGATAATCATTTCCTCTAAATTCAACGATATCATTAAGTTCCATATCAAAGTAATCTGCTAATGGTATAATCGCTGATGCGTTCATTAAACGAGTTCTAGGATTATATAATAAGTTTACATAAGAACTCCAATACTCTGAATATAATGATGCCGTAGGTTGAGAACCATATACAGGCTGCTCATTAAAAAATAGTAGAGATTTAGAACCTGTTGTAGGGAATTGTGAACCTGATGGTACACTATAATTGTCAAAGTATGGAAATTGTGTTTCTTGATGTGCAACACTACCACTATCTACTAATCT